TTTCTGGCACAGCTCCATCTCCATCCGCGTAACGCCGCCGGGCTTGTACACGCCGCCCCGCTTGCGGTAGCACTCGTGCACCGTGCCCTCGCTGCCAAACAATCCCTTGTCCTTCAGCTCTGCCGCCGTGCCCTTGCCCAGCAGGGTGCCGTCCGCACCGTAGCAGCTGTACACCCGCACCATCCGGGTCTCGGCCCGCTCGTCCGCGCTCAGGCCCTCTGCCCGGGCCCTCTCCACCCGGTCGTCCTTGGTGCTCTTCCGCTCCATCTTCCACCGGTAGCTCTTCGGGCTGGGGTTCTTACATTTTTCCAAATTATTCCAAACACTGCTCAGCTTGTTCACATCGGGAAAATATCCCTGCTCCACCAGCTCCACGCTGGTGCCCTTGGCCACCACCTCGCCGGTGTCCCAGTCCATCAGGGTGTATACCCATCTGCATCCACTCTGCATCTTATCGTCCTCCTTGATCCTTGGCTCCCATATCAGGGGAGCTCTGCAAGGCGCTGGCATAGCCAGACCGCAGCGGTGAGAGGTTGCTTCCGGTAGCCGCTGCCATGGCATCCGCACATTTCTGCCAAACACTCTCTTCGTTCAGCACATTCAGGCTCTGGCGGCAGGCCTTGCGGCCCGCTGCCATCATCACGGCCCGCTTCAGAAACTCCGCTTCCTGCTCCTTGTAGCTTCGGCTCAGGATCTGCACTGTCTTTTCATCGTCCACGTTCTCCACCACGATGTCCTCAGTCTGCAAGGCATCGCAGGCGCAGCGCCGCAGCTTTTCCATGGCCACGTCCAGCCCATCCGTCTTGCCCCACTCATTCAGCTGCTCGTAGTTGTGGCGCATCTCTGCATACATCCGGTTCAGCCGGTCTGCTCCAAACCCCAGCTCCTGCACACAGGCCAGCGCCATCAGCTGCCAGGCCATGGTCGCTGCCCGGTCGCCCACCATTTTCAGCTGCTGCTCCCGCCGGGTGCGGGGTGTCCGCAACGCAGGCACCCGGAATTCCGTCGGCACGCCCTTGGGGATCGCCTCCGCCCGCAGCCGCCGGGCCTTCTCCGTCTGGGGCATCCCGTTCTTGTCCGGCTGCATCACCACAGCCAGGCTCTGGCTGCCCAGCAGCTCCTTCCGTCTGGTGATCCGGTCAAGCCGGGTGCGGCCCAGCCCCCACAGCTCATGTAAGGCGATCTGCCCGCACCAGCAGGTCAGCTGCACCACGCTGTCCTGGGTCAGGGCCATCTACGCCGAAAGGCTCATCTTTGTTTTCATGGTAACTTCTCCGTTCTTCATATTCCCCGCACGCCCGGTTCCGGCCTGCACAGCTCAGACACCGGCTCCGGGTGATCTCAAACACATGTACACACTGGGTGCCGTCCATCTCACGGCTCCCCGGTCTCGGCCATCATGGCGGTCAGGTCGCTCAGCATCCCGCTCACCGTGCGGGAAAGAACGTTGATCGCATCCTCCTGCAGGTCGCCGGGCAAGGCCCTCACCGCAAAGCCCGCGTTCACCATCTCGTCCTTCAACCGGGTGTTGATCCGGCTCACCTCGGCCCAGAGCTTTGCCTCGTCCGGGGTCATCTTCCGCCGCCCGGGCCGCACAACGCCCTTGATCATGGCCGTCAGCTCGTGGAACTCCTCATCGGTCAGGCTCCTGTCGTTCCCCGCCTCGGCAATGGCCCGCGCCCGGTCGCTGGGCGTTCCCGTCCGCAGGATGTTCTTATAATCTTCCAGCGTCATTTCTGTTCCCCCGCATTCATACCGTTCAGCGCGGCAATAAATTTTGCTTCTTTGCCGCTGTACCCTTCGGTCACCTTAAAGCCTTCCGTATCCATCAGCAGGTCTTTGATCAGCCTTGCCGCTTTATCGGCAAACTCCTTGCTGGCAGAAATCTGGCCACACAATCTCCGGGCCGTTCCCACAAAACACCGGGCAGCGCACATCAGTACCTCTTCCAGTTTCTCGTGCTCAGCTTCCATAGCCAGCATCGTCTGACCCTTGACTGTCTTTTTAATTTCAATCCGTACCATCCTTACCCCGCCTTTCTGCCGCAGACGGCTTTCTTCACCGTGTTCTCCGGCACTTTGTGGATCTTCTGCGGCTCCTTCCGCTGCTCTGCCACCAGGCCCAGCCCGGCCAGCGCCAGGGCTGCACACCCCAGCACGATGGCCAGCAGCGTGTAGCCCAGCATTGCCCAGCCGTTGGCCGCGTTCTCAATGGCCCCGCCGCAGCCTACGGCAGCCAGTACCAGCACAATGGCACCGGCGCTCATCACACTGCCCGTGATCTTCTTTTTCATTTGCAAATCCTCCAGCTCTGTGTTAAACTTCTGGTGATGTGTTGTCAAACCATCACCCTGATTGGCTCGTCGGTGTTCCCGCACCGGCGGGCCTTTTTGCTTTTCTCGCATCTCTGGCCGCCTTCCATTCCTGAAATGCAGCCTCATTCTCCGGTTTTGAGTAAAAATCCTGTGTGATGTGCAGCAATTCAATAATTTGCCAGTGCTCAAAGGGCAGTTTCTGCTTTCGGCCCATGGCAGCACCTCACAGCCATTCGGCGCAGATGGTCTCCGCCACAGGCTTTGCAAAGCCGATCAGCTCATCGCCGCGCTTTGCGGCCACGACTGCCGGGCCCACCAGCTCTTCCGCCGTCATCTCACTGGCGCGCTGGTTCGCCAGAGGACGCTCCTTCATCAGCCCTTCCTCGTTCACCAGCAGCAGAATGCCGTCCACGTCCTTCTCCCGCGCCCACTCGGCGCTCAGAACGCTGTTCACCGGCTCGATCGGCCCGCCCACCAGCTTCTGCAGGGTCTCCAGCTTCATGCTGTCACCATCATCACACTTCATGTTGAATGCCCGGTTCTTCGCCGGGATCACGATCATATAACGGTCCATAACTCGTTGCTCCTTTCATGTGTTCTTGTCCGGTTCTCCCCCTGGTGGTACAATCCAACCAGAAAGGATGTGTTTTTCTTGATAATCTCCATTTTTACCGCATTTGCGGCAGTCGCATCGTGCATTATTTCTGCCTTTGACTTGTACTCTACAAATCAGCTAACAAAATACACTGTGCAGGCTACCCATGATTTGGAATCTGAAAAGCTCTTTTTCAATGCCAAAACGGAAGCCTACCACACATTTCTTCGTTCTGCATCCGATTTTATGGCCAATCCTTCTGCGGAAAATGCCATGAAGCTGAACACGGCTTGTACCTATGCCGTCCTTTTTTTCCGGCCAAAAAACTCAGGATGCTATCAGCGCTTATGGAAAATCTCTTGTTTGCTATCAGTCCGACCCCAAATCAGAAGCTCTCGCCGCTGAAATGGTTCATGCTCAGGTTACTGCGATGCACGCCATGCAAGAAGAATTAAGTACCACAATGCGTTCAAAAGTGCCACAATAACAGCAGTAACCTCAACGAACACTCCGATTTTTCTCATGCGCGCCTTTCTCTTGATGAATCCTTTCGTAAAAAGGAAACTTCCAATTGAGCTCACCAGCATCGCAGTCGTACTCATAATCAAGCATATTTCCTCAGCTGCCACCTCTTCACCCCCTTTCCTCCCCCGGCTCCCCGCCGGGGCTTTTTCATGCGTTCTTGTCCGTTCTTCTCCTCTGCGCTATACTCAAAATCAAAAGGAGGCTACTCAGACAATGTCACTGGCTATCGTTTTGTCCAATTCGTATGGAATTGTAATGTCCGCAGATCGAAGATTAACGACCACAATTTCCGATGAACAAACAAATTCAACAGAATCTTTTGTTCTCACTGATCATGAGCAAAAAATCTTCCTCACAAAATCCGGCCACGGAATCACCTATACCGGCGCATCCGGACTGGAAAATCAGACCCGTACGTCCTGTACCATCAAACGATGTCTTTCGCAGTTGAATGAATCTCTTTCCATCGAAGATGAACTCCGGCTGCTCAAGCAGGAGCTTCTGGCTATTGCCGGAAAACGGAATGTTGTTCTGATCGGTGCTGCTATAAGTAACGGCAATCGCATCGTCTTATCCACTTCATTGGTGTCTGAAGCCATTACGGAATTAACCAATGAAAATGGAAACTGTCTCGCATTTTCCGGTGAATCAGAGATACTGATAAAGCTGACCGACATGTTTCCGGTGGAGCGCAATGCCTTTCCGCTTCAGGAATCCATCAATTATCTGCGATTCCTGACCCGTTCCGTTGCCGGGGTTCAGCACTATGCCCAGATCAATCAAACCGTCAGTGAAGAATGCGATATCCTTGTTATTCAGGATATCGGGGCACAGTGGATCACATCACCCGAAACTCTTTTCTGACAAACCTGCCGTCATTGCACAATCCTTGATTCCATCATCCTCAATCGGACGCTTTCCAATAAAGCCATCCCGAATCTGCCGCTCCTGTACCGCTAATACAAGGGCGGCAATTTCTTTGGGGTTACCTGTAATCTTTACCGTCACGTTATTTTCTCCTTTCATCTCTCTGTCCCCGGCTCCCCGCCGGGGCTTTTTCATGCGTTCTTGTCCGTTCTTCTCCTCTGCGCTATACTCAAAATCAAAAGGAGGCTACTCAGACAATGTCACTGGCTAT